AAATTAACCTGCTTTTGATGTTGAATTGAACATATCAAAATCAGGCAATTACACAAATTTATGTACAGGCTCGTTGCGCGCAATACACCATTTTTATCTTTATCCGCAGTAATGGCATTTTTAAAAATGGATGATACATCATCAGCAATAGTCGATGCGTCGCTATTTACTACTGCCTTAGCTAGTCGGCTACATTGACTCAATGCAAAAGCAGCTTCAAACGCTGGAGTCCTTCCAGGAGTCAGGACGATCACGCCAGCATCATCTTTCCCTAGGCTCCAAATGCTTTGGTACACAGTATAATCTTTGCGAACAGTATATACTTGAATCCCATCAATGAGGTCGCCTTTCTCCCAATCACTCCGCTTGATAACATCGTGTTTATCAAACTGAGTAATTAGTTTTTGATTGGTAGTAGGTGGTTTTTCTTTTGAGACGAAATATGTGTAGCCACCACCTAAAACAACCCCAAGGATTAAAATGTCAAAGAATTTCATATGTCAGTCCTTGCCAAATAAGTCCAGTTGATATTTGCGCTGCTCCAGCCGGCGCATCCTCTTGATTGCTTTATACACCGTTTTGTAGGTCACATGATAGCGTTCAACCAACACGGGTACGTTATCGCCAGTAAAATCCCGCCAGATACGCATGTCCCTAACCAGCTGTTCCAGCACCTGCCCGCGAGGGAAATAGACCTGCATGCCGCCAATTTTACTGCTGATTGCGGCTACAAGCTCAATCGAGTGGCGCGGGTCGTATCCTAGCCGGGTCAGCTCGATACGCAGCAGTGCGTTGAGTTCTGAAAGCAGCGAGGGAAATCTGGAGCTCTCTACCTCATCATCAATGTGGTCAAGGATGCTATCATCACGGACATCATCAAACAGATCCCCACTCATATTTTCCACCTCTTCGATACTTCAGCATAAGCCCAGCAAATCGTATCGTAATCACGATACTCGTCACCAGAGCGCGGGTTCATAGGCAGGCCCATGCCATGTTCATTAAGCGACTTTTTCATTGCTCGGATATGCCACTGCTTCAGGCTCTCTAGAAAGTTAGCCTCCATGTTACCGCGCAGCCACTCAAGGCTGGCAACGCCTTGACCACCGTTTATCTTACTGGTATGTCTCTTTACAAACCGATCGAGTCCAGAGTCACTGCCATCACGGACAAAACCGTCGTTAAACATGACTCGCCAGATCATCCTGATTTTCAGGCTCACCTCTGATGGGGTCGTCATTCTACGCGGTTTTTTAGTCGGTTTTACGGTAAAGCCTTTATCCTCCAACGCGTTGACGACTTTTTTTAACTCCTGAGGTGACATGTCACGACAGGAGTTTTTTCCAGGAACAACAGTTGCCAGCATTGCACGGTATGTTTCATCGTCCAGACCTAGGGAGCGCCGCGCTACGTGGATCAATTTGATGGTGTTAGCCCGCATAGCCTACCTCCTTCTCGTTCTCCCCAGCTTCTTTCCGCTGCTGTTCTCGGACCATCAACTGCGCTGCTTGCATCATCAAGGCAATGCTGCGGCGCAGGCCTGCAGCTGCGAGACGATTACTTGTACCGCTATCAAGATACAGCGCTTCGGCTTCTTCAAATTGCTCCATCGCATCTTTTAACAGTGATGCGACAAATGGAGTGCTGTGAGCTGCCGCCGGTGCGCCATGTGCTACTCGCTGCGCTAACCGAGACAGGGCACGGGCCTTACTATGCTCAATCATGCCATCCATTCCATTGTGCCGTAGCTGTTCAATCATGATCTCCACATTGGCTGCCTCGTCTGCAACGCGCGATGCATTTATCTGATGGGTAATAAACCGTGTACAGCTGGCTGCCAGGCCATTGCATTCTGTCGCAGTATTCAACAATTGTCGGTCATGCCCAAAGACCGCCAAAGCAGAATCGTAAATATCAGTTTTATTCATCATAAATATTCCTTTCTGTATATACGACGCAAGCGAATCCCTGACGCAAGCGCCGCAATTAATATCAATGTGAGGAAAACGCTATTTAAATATCAGCAGTTTGTTCAAAGGGGATAATAGAGAAGTCCTCTACCCCTGATTTAACCGTGATACCAGCAACCCCCGCGACAGCCAGTGGCTCATTGAGGATGGCCTCTTTGTTAATCTCCTGTTTGGTACGGATGAACCGTGACAATCCTAAACGGAGCAGTGTCTCCATTACCGAGTCGGGTCCACGAACGGAAACAGACGGAGGACGAATACGCCACTGAATATCACCAGTCACCAGATTGGCCGTCTTGACTTTACCGTTACAGGTCAGTTCATCGCGGTTAGCCTCACACCATCCCTGAACTCCCTTAGAAAGCATTTCAACATCCGCTTTCAATGGTTTGATAAGCCCCGGATACTTCTCGGTTATTACTGCGATTTCATCATTCATCGCCGATTCTAGGCGGGTTGCTTCGCGTTGTAGATCACCAATCTTGCGAATATCAATGATAACTGCATCACGCGACTGAGAGACGTAATTCGCTGCTGCGGATTTGATACGCTTTGGTTTTGATGCCATTTGTGTATTCCTTAGTGAGTAAACTTAACGTAAGATTTCAACCCATCAACATTTTCCATATAATGGATGTTGGCGGCCTTAATAATGATAGGTGCCATTTTCTTAATGATCCCGGCCAAGATATCTGCTGATGACGGGTCGTCATAATCAACACCATCAATACTCACATTGATGTTAACTTCCTCCTGCACCTTAGCATCTTGTTTAATGACGCCTTTGCTTTCCACTGTAAAAATGACCTGTGCCATTATTTATCTCCTTAATGCCAGATAATCCGGCAACCATTGAAACTGGCAACCCATACAGAGCGGGAGCCGGAGTTATTACGTTCGATAATGCGTACCGCACTGTTCAGTAATTCTACCGGTGGGCATGACACCTCTAGAACAGGGCGAGTTCGTGATTGACGAAAATCTGTGACTAAGCATCCTTTTTTACTGAGCAATGCGGCTGTAGCCATTGCTTGCCGAACATGGGTTGAAATCAGCTCAGGGATCATGACTCCGCTCCTTTATATTCGCAGCCAAGGTCTTTGATAGCCGCGATAATGTGTGATGTAGTCAACGCCTCCCTCATCGCCAGCGCTTTTGTTGACGCCAGTTGCAGGGAGTAGAACACCATCCGCAACGCACCAGGCTGTCTAGCTATCCAGTTAATAATCTGCCGGGCATCATTATCCAGCCCGCAGGCATCCGCGATGGCGTCGATATCCGCTTGAGTAGCAGTTTCAATCACTACCCGTTTTGCTATGCGAGAGAAAAGACGGGCAAAATCAACGTCACGGCTCTGATTACCAGTCAGGCGCTTATAGACTCGGTGGTTACCAATAAGCACGAGACCAACCTGCGATTCCTCCTGCAGAATTCGCAACTCCTCCAGCGTTTCATAACCCAGCCGATCGGCTTCATCGACGATGATCAGACCTTTTTTGCCTTTCAGTTCATCTCGTACTTGCCGGTAAAGGAAGTCCGGGCGATACACCTGTGGCTCTTTGACACCAATGGCCTGCGCGATGGCATAAAGGCAACCCGCGACGTTTACGCAGGAGCGAGAAACCGTAAACGTCCAAACGTTAGGGCGGGATGCGACAAACTTATCCCGCGCAGTAGTTTTACTCAGACCAGGGTTGCCATAAACAACTGCAATACTTTGGGTCAACTGGGCATACTGAAATGCGCTCCAGATATTCTTAACAGTAGGCGTTTCCACAAACTCAGGCATCACCGGTAAGGTGTTGTGTCGGGTGTTGCGATTATCCAACCATGCCGCCAGTGAATTTGCGACAGTCTGACTGTTGCCGAGATAGGTACCGCTCAGGAACTGTGATAAACGGGAAGCGCTAATGCCTGACTCACGGGCAACATCAGCCATCACCACGCCACTATTTTTCAGTGCAAGAATATTCTCGCGAATAGTATCGATATCCGCCTGGATTTTGGTTGTCATATCATTTATCCTTTATCGAAATATATTGATGTTTTATTTAACTGACGGTCCGGCAAGACCGTCTTTTTTATTTCATTAACTGCTGCTGATATATGATTTCCATATACTCATTAAATGCGCTGTTATCTTCTGATTCCTCGGTAATGAGCTGTGGCTTTTTGGCCATATTTCCCGAGACGGGGAACGCAACAACAGGGCGGGCGACGGTGGCCGGTACTTCTGGTTTTGCCATAAGCTCCGAGAGCTCCAGGATATCGATCTGTGTCTGCGCTTTTGCCACTTTCTTCGCTGCTTTGATTTTCTGTGTCTTTAAGCGCTTATGCTCACGGGCAGCCTGAGTATCACCAAATGCAGCCGCAACATCGCAGGTTGCCTGACAGATAAAATTCCCGTCCAGGTCATAACAAAACACATCACCATGCAGGTTGCGTGGATCAAAACGCACCACGACTTTTTTCACTGGGGCGCCAAGTAGCGCTTCTGCTTTATAAACGTTCTCTTGATTCTGGATCTGGCCACCGGACTTGAGAGTAAAGGTACCGTCTCGGCGGACAGTCGTTGCCTCAGAGCACAGCATCAGCATGCGCAGCTGCTCTTGTGGCAGGAATTCATGAATGCGCTGCTCATAACTGGCTGAGAAAGCCTGGTCAAATGATAGCTTCCCGCTGCATATTTCGGTTTCACGTCCAACGATCGCGTTCCACATGGCGATCCCTTCATCCAGTGCCTGCAGAAAGGTCTTCACCGGGATAGGACGGGTTTTGTTGCCGCGAGCATTCTTTTTGTACTGGTAGTCCGGTTTGGCTGTAGGGTTTGGGCCAGTCCATGCGCCAGCACAGGCTGGGTGTTTGTCCACATATTCACCAACGCCACCGGCGTTAAATGCGCGTTCAACCGGTTTTGCCTGGCCATTACCATGACCAAACTCGACTGTCGTCCAATGCAAATCAATCCCCAGCATTGGGATAATTCCAACGGGATCATCATCGCGGACTTTAAAGCGATAACGATTAGGTACCCCTGCTGTCAGGGATTTATTCGCCGCCGCACGGGTGTTATCGATGGTGATATGCTGGGGACGCCCGTATTTATCGATCACATCCAATAAGGAATAGCGAATAGCATCCGTGTTTTCGCTGATATCGGTGTAATAACCCAAAATTTTACGGCTGTATACATCCTGCCAGAACCATGTTTTAGGGCGGCACTCCTCACCGTTGTGCCAGATAACCCAGACGTTGTGTTTGTAACCATCACCATTTATCCATTCACCTGCACTCATATTGGCGACAGTACGACGCTGTGATGGGTAAAGCTGAGATAATGCATACTCGCCTTCACGCAGCAATACGCGTGCCTCTACCGGGATTTCTTTGATGCGACGACTAACCGTATCGTAGGAGGGGATCACCCAACCGGTTTCCTGCGCTTTCTTTTCTAACCGCTGATAGCAAGCTGTAAGGGCGGGTTGTTCCAGGCGCAGATAGTCAGTTTTGATCCACTCCCAAGCCTCCTCATCAAATCCAGCCTTACGTACACAGGCCGAGCCTGATGTGATGCGAATATCTATTAAAGCAGGCCCCCAGTCACTACGCGGGTGGTTACGGGTGCGGCGATACCAGGTGCGCAAGGTATTTTCTGATACATCAAGCTGCTTACCAGCCAACGAAGCTGACTGACGAACGCCGATACCACTGTTGACCAGTTCGGTCATTAGCGTGACAGCTTTCACCCGCTCTTTAGCCTGTTGCCGTTGGGCATCACCAGCGCGCTCCCAATTTTTCCATAGCTTCTGACGTGCTGGGTCAATCTGCTTTTCAGGCAGATTGATAATCCCCGCAGAGGTTTCAATTTGATTATGACGAAGCAATACCTCAGCACGGATATCAGCAGGGAAAGCGCACACATTAAACTCAATCGCTTTACTGCCCGCGCGTTTGCGTGTCAGGGATTCATTACCAGCGACGAATGCCTCCAGCTTCCGGCGGACATTTGGGGCTGCAGCTGGTAATCCGGCAATACCACAGCAGTCCTGAACTGTGACCCATACATCAATCATGCAATCCTCCCTGAGAATCAGCTCCTTGTGAGTAACGGCTGGGCCAGATTTCGCCCGGCTCAACACCAATTACACCCGCCACAATGGCCTCGTACTTTTTGCAGTGAAAACGAAGCACATTACGCAGGCTGTCTGACTTCAGACCCGCCTCTCGGGAGAGGCGGCTGAAGGTTGTCCCTCGCTTACGGACGGCAGCTTTTATGTCCTCAGCATGCCAGTCTTGGTTTTTTGTCTGCAT